AGTTTGGATTGCGATTGCAGCAGCATGAATTGCAAATTCTTGATCTACTGGGAGGTTGACATCCATATAATTTAAAACCTTTATACATATATTACCAATAGTGAATTAAGGAGCAACACTATACAGTGTTTAAGATCTAGTATCTACAGTGAAATTTGGGATATCGGGAACATCGTCATCAATACCAGTCTTTTTTAGATCTCTCGATTCTATAAACTCTTCCAAATGTTTCTTCGGATCTGTAGCTGGGGTCATGAATACTTACCTTTCTTTTTAATAACACAGAGCTAATCCCGTAACTGCTTCCAAAAAGTATCATAAAACTAACAGCTACAGTAGTCATTTGAAATTTCTATGTTTACTTGTATTCTAAGACTAGTAAAACTTTGCCATGACATTAGAAGATCTGATTAAATACTTTATAGAGTCCTCTATTAGTGGAGCTAGTAAAACTCAGGTCATAAGAAAATTTAAAGAACAATATAATTTAAATGCAGATCAAATAAAAAAATTAGAAAATCTAGCTAATTTTAAGAAAAAACCTAAAAAAATAAATTATAAAGAATTTTATAAAAACAATATTACAAAAAAAACGCAGAGAATATATTATCCTTTTACTCAAATTTACAAGTATGAGAATTTTTTATCAGATCAAGAGTGTGAAAAATTAATCTTAATGATATCAAATAATCTCAGACCATCTACTGTCGCTGACGAGGGAGATACATGTCTTGTTAATAATTACAGGACTAGTAAAACTTCAGACTTAAATTATTTTCTTGACCCTTTTTATTTAGATATTGATAAAAAAATAGCAAATTTAATGAATCTACAACCATTTTTTGGAGAAACGATGCAGGCTCAGAGATATCAAGTAGGTGAATACTATAAAGAACATTATGATTTCTTCTCACCTTTTAATCATGAATATAAAACTTATTGTGAATGGATGGGACAGAGAACTTGGACAACAATGATTTATTTGAATGATGTTGAAGAAGGAGGAGAAACATATTTTAAGTATTTAAATTTAAAAATTAAACCAAAAAAAGGCTTATTAATAGGTTGGAATAACTTATATATTAATGGTTTTCCTAATTACAAGACTATGCATGAAGCCTTGCCACCATTAAAAGGTGATAAATATATTATTACTAAGTGGTGGAGAAGTTGGAGTCTTATCTAATTACCACTTAACTTTATGTGACCAGTACCTAGCAGAAAATTTATCAGGGTTTGGATCTTGTGCGTTATGTCTTGCATAATATGATTTTTTTCTAGCTTTGTCTTTTGCGGACTTTGGATTCTTACCTGCCCCTTTTACTCCCTGCTGACCAAATCTAATTATTTTTTCTTTACCATCTTTACAAGCTTTTACGACATGAGACTTAGTTTTATGACTAGGAGTCTTCTTTGGCTTATTACATTTCAAATGATCTTTTGAAAGTTGTTTAGCTTTTGCCCTCTTCGACATCAGTCCTTTCTTTATTAGAAGTCATATATGTCATTGTAGCTCTAAGATGCCATTGATTTTTCTTATGTACTCGTCCTCTTTCTACAGCTAAATCTTGTGTTAGATCATCTCCTATCATCCCAGCATATTTAGCTAACTCTTCAAATAAAGCTGCAAGCATATCATGAGCATTGCTTATATCCAAAATAAGTTTGTCTTGGTCAAAAGGGTCAAAATTTTCTAAATCTTTTATTCTAGATGATAATAAATCTGCAACACTCACTGGTGTCATTACATTTACAGACCTTATATGCTCGGCAATATTATCAATACCTTCAACCATTTCAGTCTGGATATCTCCCGTAAGAAGATGAACTTGATAAAATTTTGATCCCATTAATCCCCAGTGAACTAATTGAGTTTGGTTAAAAACCATTACTGAGTCTCTCAGACACTGAACTAGATGCTCATTTACTAATGCAGCATCTTTTGGATTTACGCTATTCATTAAAGAATTTTTATAGTACCTTTCTGTACCTTAGCTCGAATACTTTGATCTTCGCCACCCTCAGTTCTAGCAAGTGCATCTGGCATACGTGCCTTTTGTAATTCAGGCATATATTCCATGATCTTTTGACTCTTGTCTTTTAAGAACGCTTTGGCTTTAGCTTGAGATCCATCCGATGTAGAAGTCATTTGTTATATACGGAGTAGCTTTATCTGAAGATACAAGCTTAATAGGAGCACTATTATCTTCTATCCAATGCTTTATTTTACCAAGTCTTTCCTCTGAATAGTAAGAATTTGATGGATTGTACCAATCTTCTAGTAATACAGATCCTTTTGACCTATTACATTTGGAACAGGAACAAATCATATTTGATTTAACATTATGACCACCTTTAAACTTTGGAACTATGTGATCTATAGTTGCAGACTTTGTATCTAATTCTTTATCACAATATGCACACTTCCATTCCCATGACTCAAATATTGACTGTCTAAATTTTCGTCGAGCGTTTCGAGGAGATAATTCAATTAGATTGACTAATAAATCTTGCTCGCAATTAATCATATATTATGCAGCTTTGAGAAAACTCTATGCTGCATAAACTTGCACAAATGTATCTTTTATTCCATTAATGGAACTAATTCAATCTCTTCTTCTATCTCACAGTCTGATTCTTCTAGCAATCTTAATAAATAATAATGAATTTTTTCAGTGACCCACTTTAAATCTTCATCCTTTACATCATTGAATATTGCATTTAAAGATAAATCACGGGAGGGGGTTCGAATATGATCTGCTAACAATCTAAGAGCTTTATATCTTTCCTGATTCATCTCCGACAACATCTCATGTAACCTCTTCTATATCTGCCTCTAAATCTACATTACCTGTTTTTTCTTCTTCAGGTGGATGCGAAACACTATCTTTTAAAAACTGAACTATTTCAATAGCTCCTAACACTTTCATATAAGATTCTTTAGTTTGTGCAAGTGCTAAATCTTTCAGTTTTATATCATTAGCTAAGCCAGTCTGTTGCTCGACAAGCTGCTTCATTGTGTCATCTAATTTTTCTAAGGAAACTTTGCAAGCCATAGTAAATATTCTATTAATTTGAGTATAGCTTCCTAATTTTTATCTAGCTACTAGCAGTCGTTATAATTTCTAGCTACATCTCCACCTATTTCAGATCCTTTATCTTGAGAAACCATTGTAACGAGCCCAGCTAATAACCATCCGACTATTGGTACATTACTTATAGCAGGGGCTACTTTAACTCCTACAGAGGCTCCTACAAGCCTTCCAGTGGCATTTCCACTTCCTTCAACCTTTATACAAGCTATATCTTTATCACTCATCACATTTCCTTCTTTAGATGAATTAGAACCTCCAGAATCATCCATAGTGTAAGTTTCTCTTAAAGCTACATTAGATTTTTTATTAAATAGACCTTTACTTTCATCTATAAGCTTATCTCTCATAAGAATTTTTGGATCGTTAGCTCTGTAACTAATACTGTATCCCTTTCCTGAAGTAACAACTTTATAACTTGTATAAGGTCCTACTGGTAAATTTAGATTAGGAAAAGGACTTTTAAACTTTTGAGAAACTAAAGTATTCATCAAAGAAAGATTAGAAATCCCTAAAATGGATACTAAAGCTATTACTCCCCAGTTTCTTCTCTGTCTGTAGTACATGTCACTTGTTAGTATTCTCGGTAATAATTTTTATTGGAGCCTGTTCTATACGTAATATTTGAGTTGTTACGGCATCAGATTTAGTAGCAACATCTTTAGATTTATCTCCTTTTTTACGGGCTGCATCCACACCGAAACTGGAAAGAACCCCAGTTAAAATCGAAGCTGGAAATGTGATATCCTTGGGTTCATTACTGTATCCTGGGATAGAAACGTAGTTAAGGCTGACGATAAATCCGCTCCAAGCAACTACGACAAGCCTGACCACGACTGAGATAAAGGCTAATTGTTCATCTTTGTCATCTATGTTTTCTTTAATTTTTGCGAAAACATTTTTCTTCTGTTGTGATTTAGAAGACTCTTTTAAATTTTCAGTCATTTTATAATCCAATTAATACTAAGTTTCGCTCATGTAAACTTATGTATAGCAAACAATAAGTATAGAAAGATGAGAAAATTTCTCCCTTTGTTGATATTGATATTTGCACCAGCAGCAAAGGCAGATATCACTCATAAACTATCAAGTAGTGTACAGCTACAAGTCAATGCTGCAGCAACTAATGTTGAGAGACTTGGAAATACATATAGTGTTTCTGGAAACAACGTAACAACTCAGTACACACCTGACGGTGGATCAGCTACTAACTCAATTGGTTCTTTAACAATTACATCAGGAGTAGGTGCAATACCTACACTCTCAGCTGTTCAGGCTACAGCAGGTGAAAGCTTCAGCTTCACTCAAAGTTTTACTCAAGGAGATGCCTTGGTAACTTCTGCTCCAGCTACAGGTTCTGTTAGTGCTTTTTCTAATCAAACCTCAACTGCAGCAGGAACTGCAGGAACATTAGCAGGTACAATCGATTCAAGTTCAACAATCACACTGACAGGTGGTGGTGCAGGAACAGTAGCCACAGGACAATTTGTAAGTGAGATCAGTATCAAATGAAGTTAAAGGATCATGCTTTTGCAATCAAAGAAAATGAAGATGATAAAGATCCTGAAAAGTGTGATACCTGTGGTCGTATTAAGCTCACTGAGTGCCTCTGTAGAAGGCGTTCCCGTGGTCCCCAACTTTCAGAGTGGTAGTCTTACGAGCCATACAGAGACTACTTCTACGGTCACAGAAACTATAAATGTTATTGATTATCAGACTGGGTGGCAATATACCGTAACTGGTAATAACATTAGTACAGATGCAAGTAGCTTGGTTCCTCCAGCTCAGAGTGTTACACAGTCAGTAAATGGTGTAAATTCGACGTGGACAAATCTAAATACAAACAATATGCCAAACTTTACAGTGACAGATTCAAGCAAGCCTTGGCAACTCACAACTACATTGAGTCAACCTGGATTAAAATCTCAGACAATAATACAGAGAACCACAGAGATAACTTCAGTCACAGACACGGTTTCAACCTTCAGTCAATAAAATATTTACTACTAGCTTTAAATATATTTAGCACTCCTATCTATGCAAACGAAGTGGGAGGGGTGTCGGCCACAGCTAACCCAGTGGCAAATTCCAGTGGTTCCGTATCTAATTTGGCTGTACAAAATCTATCGGGACCTTATATAACTAATACTCATGGAAATGGGGTGTCTTGTCAGGGAGCAACTCTTAGTATTACCCCGTTTGCAACATTACAAGATTCATGGAAAGAACCTTATGAAGAACAATATATGGATCCAGTATTTGACACTTCAGATTTGAATAATGACGGATTATTAGACAATCCTGGGAGTGTACTTTATTACAAACCTACAAGAACAGGTCAGAAAACTAATCATAGTATTGGCTGGGGTATCAGTATGAACATAACCGTACCACTAGATAAACGTCATAATGAGGGCTGCTTGAAGGCTGCTAATACACAGAATGAATTAAATAAACAGATATTAGCTAATAAAAGATTAGATTTTGAGATGGCAAGATTAAAGCATTGTGCAGAGCAAAAACGCTTGGGCGTAACCTTTCATCCTTCAAGTCCAGCTGCCCAAATTTGTGCAGATATTGTAGTTGCAAATCCTCATGGGGTTATTCCTAATCATCAGCACGAGATTCCGAAATAAGTTTCTTTTTTCTTTTTAATCCTTTAAATCTTTTTCTATCTTTTTTTCCAAAAAAACCTTTAATTTTCTTAGATAATTGCTTTATTAATGGTTTTATTAACCTTAATAACAAGGGTGTTGCTGCTGCTGAAGCCGTTGCTACTACTGCGATTGCTGCTGTAGTGCTGACTTGACTCGTATTAGGAAGTAGTTTTTCTACTGGAGAACTTGGTTCATACAATACAACACAAGTTATTCCTTGTAATTCATGTCCTACAACTATCTCTTCTCCGTTACGTGTTAAGTCTCCTACTCTTGGTTGATTTGGTGCAGGACATTCAACTTTTTTTTGTGGAGGAATATTATCTAAATTAGGTTGAGGAGTCTCTAATTCTGGAGATTGAGTGACATTAGGTGCAACTGCATCTTGTACATAAATTAAATCTTCAGGAACATAATCCATAGGAAAGAAATATGGCACAGTTCCATCACATAAGGTCCTATTACCTCTATCATCTTCAGTAACAAGTTTTATTGATTTTTCATTAGAAGGATTAAATACAACACAACCTGGCACTTGTATTATTGGATTGCCAATAGTTAAAGTTACAGGAGGATTAAAAGGTATAGATTGTATAGGCGTATTGATATAACTATTTATTGGAATTATCTCTAATTTATTTATATTTATTTGATTGACTTCAGACAATTTTAAAATTGATTAATGAATATGATTTTTTATATCATGTTCATCATTATGATGATTTCTATAATGCATAGGTAGAGTGGGTCTGGGAATTACATCACCAGTCATATCAGGTATTGGTAAAGAGTCTCCTAAAGTATCTCCTAAGCTACCTGTGACCGCTTCTAACGCCTTTTCTTTCACATGATTGATAATTGCATCTTTATTTAAATAAATACCTAATCCAGCTCCTACAACGGTCAAAGAAACTACACCCGAAGCAACAGCTATTGCATTAAAAATTTTCTGCATTTTTTTTAAAAAAATCTCTTATTTTTATTTTACTCTAAATTTAAAAACTAACCAGTTTAACTAGCAGTTTCTATAGTATTTCCCTCTGCTACCCATTCTTGTATTTCTATATAATGTCTATTACCTGCTGCATTTGGTACTACCCAAGTAGTTCCATCTTCGTAGATAAGCTCGTAAGTAAAATCCTCATCATCAAAATTTTCTTTTTTAATTACTTTTTTAATCATGTTTCAATTATAACTCACTATCTATCACAATATCAGTAATATGACCAGTTCCCCCTCTACTGTTAGTGGTATTAAACACCATACCTACTGCATATCTAGTAGTTCTATCTGAAATACTTGAACCAGTTGTGTCGTTTGTGAAACTTTTAGTTGGTATATCTCTCGTTGGTTTTATAAACATAAAATTCAAAGATAATCTACTTGTAGTATTTCCATCACTAAAACCTCCAAAGATTTTTGAATTACCCAAATTTTGATAATATCTTAAACATCTCTCTTCCTCTTCACCAAATGTTCTATGCTCTAGATCAGTTGCCACAGTTCCAGCTTCAATCTGTACTCCTGATAGTTGAAATGTAGCATTTAGTGTATTAGAAAAACCTGTTGTAGCAACACCAGTAGGCATCCGATAAGTACCTGTACCACTTTGATAAGTATCAACAGCCTTTGTACCTGGAGCAGAATCTAGTATCCAGTGTATTTGAAAACCCATTGCATTATCAGCAACAGTCCCATCTACAGTGCTAACACTGTTTGTTATAGCTGGGAAAGTAATAGTTTTACGTTCCCAAGTATCAGCACTATTTACAACGAAAGTTTTATAGATAAGTTTATTAGTTGACAAATGGTGTGTAGTCAAATGTAAAACATAAGTTGTTGCTATTGATGCCTTTACATAAAAACTTATTGTAAAAGATTTTGCTTCTGCTGTACCATCTCCAAAAGCATTAACAGTATCTTGTTTTTCTAAATAATGGCCTATAAATACACCCTCATCTCCAGCAGGTACTGAACCTTCAGCAGTTGTGCAAGTTACCTTTAAGGCTTTTTTAAATAAACCAGTACCAGAATCTACTTGTTCATGTTTGAATTCTGCATTTGACCAAGTTCCGTTTCTTCTATGAGAAAATCTATCTATTGTAAAAATACCACCAGTATTTTGTAATCCTGTTGTAGAAGTACCTCTTTGAGCAACCATCATATCAGCACCATTTATACACAAATTACGATTACTTAGTTGTGCTCCACCATTTGAAGTAATATTAGCAGTACACGTTCCATCATTATCTACTGTTATCGCATCTGATGATGCTGATACTCCTCTGATTCCTCCGACTTTTAATGTACTCATAATTAACTAGGCTCCGTTGGAAAAGTAACGGATGATAAATCTAAATCTCCATCACTATCTAGTTTAGGTGATGCAGACGCAGGTAAATCTCTAAGTGCTTGTCTGTAAGTTTTCCAATCTGTATCGTTAGATAAAGTTATGTCTCTTGACTGTGTCCAATCACAGGAAGATAGTCTCTCATTTCTTTCTATTCTTAATAATCTCATTGGTTCTGCATTATTTAATCTTGTAACTTCAGCATCTATTTCAGATTCAGTTGGTTTTGTAGAGCTATCTAACCAATTTAGTCCTGAGTATTCATCACCAATCCATACCCATTGAGCACTTGGGTTTAAAGAACTTAATGCGTTTGATTTACTATATATCATCCTGCTACCTCCATTGCCATCATAAAACATGGTTCCTGATTATTAGAGCCAGGGATTTCTATGCCATAGCTGCCTCCGCTTCTACCATATAATTTATAAACTATTGTATTACCAAGAGTGTAACTAGGAGAATCAAGAAACTGTAGATGAGTTGGAGTTTGCACACGACTGCTATCTGCCCTAATTGAACCAAAAAATCCAGCACCATTTGATGCACCTGTACCACCACCATTAACCCCACACGGAGCAAGACCTCCAAATGTTCCTCCATTTATACTTCTATACAAATCTATAAATGCACGTTGATTAACTCCATTTGTATTAACTTGCCCAGTAAAAGTTACTAAAATTTTACTATTAGCTGCTGTTGGTGTAATAGTCACGCTATGACCAGAATCAATATAGTTAGTGGAATTAATAGCAGTTCTGGTAGTTACAGCAGGACTTTGAACAACTTGAATAATATTCCCTGTCTTTGGGTTTGTTGTTGTTAAAACTGTACCGTTTGCTGAATCAGGAATAGTTAATACTCTTGCATTTGAACCAGAAGAAGGAGCCTTAATTTCAAAAGTACCTCCTCCAGAATCAGCTGTTAATTTAATAGAACTCATATTATGTAGGCTCCGTTGGAAAAGTAACGGATGTTAAATCTAGATTTCCATTACTATCTAGTTTAGGTGATGCAGACACAGGTAAATCTCTCAGTGCTTGTCTATAAGTTTTCCAACTATCTGAAAGTGTTAAATCAGAACTTGCCCTCCAATCGCAAGCTAATAATCTTGCATTTCTTTCAACTCTTAATAACCTCATAGGTTCTGCATTTGTTAATCTTGTAACTTCAGCATCTATTTCAGATTCAGTTGGTGCTGACCCAGAACTTAACCATGTTAAACCAGAGTATTCAGTGCCGATCCATGACCATTCAGCATTTGGTTTTAAAGAACTTAATGCATTTGCTTTACTGTATATCATCCTGCTATCTCCATTGCCATGAGAACTACTGGTTGTGCAAGATTATTTGATGGTATTTCTACTTGATTACCATCACTCCTTATATATATTTTATATTCTATTGCATTGCCGACTGAATAAGTTGGGCTATCAAGATAATTTATAACAAATGGAACTTGTATTCGACTACTAGAACCTCTTATTTCGCCTGAAAATCCATTATTATTGTTAGCTCCAACAGTTTGAGCAGATCCTACTGGTGCGATACCTTCAAATGTTCCTCCATTAACACTTCTATATATATCTAAAAAGACTGGTCTACTATTTGCTTCAGTATTAACATCTCCAGTAAATATTAAATGTATTTTACTAGAAGCCACTAAAGGTGTAATAGTTACTGATTTATTAGTTGCAACATATGTATTTGAAGCTTTAGCTTCTCTATCATTGTTGGTATTTTGAACAATTTGAAGAATAGATGATGTACCTCTTTTTACTGGTGTTACTGCATTATTAGCTAACATATCAGCATCTACTATTCCGTCTGGTAAACCTCCTACTGAAACTCCTGTTACTGTTCCTGATCCGTTAATTGAAATAGGCATAATTTAAACCACCGTATAGACTGAACCGCTAGGTATCGTGAGGGTCACGCCTGCATTTATTGTAATAGGTCCAAAGCTACCAGCATTGCAGGTAGATCCGAATGAAGTTCCGATTGTGTAGTCAGTTGTTATCGCTGTCCCATTCTCTAATATCACTTTGTCAGACCCACCACCAGTTGCTCCAGAAGGTGGATCAACATACGAAAGCACGCCAGCACCATTTGTGGATAAGAGCTGTCCTGAACTCCCTGTGGATGCTGGAAACTGAGCAACTTTTGTTCCATTAGCAACAATACCGATCTGTCCAGAACTTACTCTGAAGAATCCAGTGTCGGTGTCCGAGGAGAATGTGATGCTTGGAACGGAAGTTGTGCCGTCAGGAAATGTACCACCAGCATTTAAATAATCTGCACTCGCAAGTATTACTCCAAAGAAAACTTCTCCTGAAGCTGGAGCAGAGCTAAAAACTATATTTGTTCCTGATAATCTAAATCCTGTTGAACCAGAAGAATCAGGTTCTTGAATTACACCACCAACAGATATTAATAATTGTGTCTCATATTTTGGAAAAGGAGTAGGTGCACTTCCTCCTACTAAAAGAGAAAATGATGTAGTACTACCATTAAATGAACTTGAAATATCATCAATAGTTTTGTAATCAGTATTTGACCTTAAATTATTACCTAAATACGGCATGATTACTGAAATCTTTTATATGCTTCTTCTATTTTACAGAGACTAATTTTTAGGAATTAGGACCTTTTGTTGAAGGCTGAGTCGGCCAGACAACATCATCAGGAGTTTTATTTTTATAAGTCTGAGGAATATCTCTTATAACTTGTCTGTACGCAGCCCACTGTGCCTGATCTACAGTTGCTCCAGTTGTCATTGTCCAATCGGTGGATGTTAATATTCCATCTCTCTTTGCCCTAATATCATCCCAAGTTAATCCATCAGTAGGGTCGGCTGTATTTCCCTCTGCTACCCACGCAAGATATTCTTGGTAATCGGTGTTTCCTTCGTCTAAAGGAAAACTCTTTGAAGTGTTTGGTGGAAGACCCTCTTTTTGTAAGATGGCAACAGTTTTACCATCATGTGCAAGTAATTTGTATTTAGCCATAGTTAAAGCTCCGCAGAAAAGGCAACGAAAACATCGCTATCAGCACTTCTTAAATATCCACCATATCCAGCAGTTCCACTTACCCCCGAACTTGCAACAATTTCTGCTGTTTGGGTTGTTCCATATCTCATAGTCATAGTATCGAAATGATCACTTACACTATTACTTCTAACCATAAATTTATTAGTTCCATCAGTAATGTCTAAACTGGGGACTGCTCTCATTTTTGGAAAATTAAAAATAGTAGTAACAGCACTGTTAGTTTCATACACTGCCAAACTTATAGGTTTTTCACCAGACTGTCCTTCCGCATCAGAAACTTTATTATAATATCTCTTACAAAGCTGTAGTTCCTGTGCGAATGATCTATGCTCAAAATCTGTTGCCACGCTGCCTACCTCTAACTGAAATCCTGTCATTTCTAAGGTCGCATTATCTGTTGT